TACATTTAAAAACAATATAAAAATATTTTTTCATATTGTTATAAGAAGATGACAATCACATCATATACTGCGTTGCGTTTAGTTGAAGTTGAGAATGATGGTTGCAAAGATAGCGAAATGATCATATTATTCAATGAGACAGAACAGAAGTACTATATTTATGGCACCCGCAGACCATTAAATTCTGATAAAAATGAACAACTAAATTATGAGTTTGTTTATGATTACACTCGTTTGAATTCATTAGTTTCTTTTATTACATTGGTAACTAATAAACTTTATCCCGAAGCAGCAGATGATAATAAATACATTATTGAGTTGCATTATATAAATATCTCGGATTGTGAATTGGACAAACTTGATTACAAATATCTGCATTCTAAATTTTCAAAACACAACGAAATTGTTGCTTATGATAATCAGAGTCTTTCCCAAAAACAGTTGAAGAAACTGATAAAGAATCTGACATCATCTTATTAATTATATGAATTAAATTTTGCTAACAAGATCCAATAGTCCTTGGTCAAAATCTGTTTGGATTGTCCAACCCATTTGTTTTAATTTGTCATTGCTAATATGGTATCGTTTATCATTGAAAGGTCTGTCTTCAATATAAGTGATCCATTGATTATAATCGTATTCAGGGGAATCATTTTTTAAAAGCTTAATGAGTTTGTGAGAAATTTGGGTAACACTGTACTCAAGGTGATCATCACTACCAATGTTATATATTTCACCAATGATACCCTTTTCTAAAATAAGTTCTAATGCAGTGCATACATCATTCACGTGTAAAAATGCGCGTAAATTAGTGCCGTCTCCTTGGATAGTAACTGGTTTATTTTCTTTGAGAAGTTTTATGAAACGTGGAATAAGTTTTTCTGGATATTGGTTGGGACCATAGACGTTGTTACCACGTGTAATGATAATTGGCATTTTGAAAGAGTAGTAATAAGATTTTGCGATAAGTTCAGCTGCGGCTTTCGTGGCAGCATAAGGGTTGGTTGGACACAATATAGAGTTTTCGTTCTTCTTTTCTTCATCTTCTTGAATCATAGATTCGCCATATACTTCATCAGTGGAAATATGGATGAATTTCTGAATTTTTCCATAAAGTCTGCAAGCTTCTAAAAGAGTATGAGTGCCGAGGACATTGTCTTGAGTATATTGGAGAGAATCGGAGAAGGAGTTTTGGACGTGGGATTGTGCAGCAAAGTGAATGACAGTATCTATATTATGATTATGTAGAATATAATTGACAAGATCAGTGGAACAAAGATTTCCTTTGATAAATTGATAATGAGATGATTTTCGGATTTCTTCAGATACATTGGATTCAGAAGCACAATAATACATTGCATCTAAATTAATAATATTTGAATCTGGATTCGCCTTAAAATAATAATTAATGAAATTGGATGCAATAAAGCCACAACCGCCAGTAATTAAAATATTCATTTATGTTATGTTATGGAATAAAATAACATAAAATAACATAAAATAACATAAAATAACATAAAATAACTTATATCTATTTAAAAATAACTAATGTATAAAAATTATGATCAACATTTATGAACCTGAAATAAGTAAATATTCTGATTCTGCTATAAAAGCCATAAAAAGTGGTTGGATATCAAATCACGGCGAGTATGTTGTAAAATCTACACAAAAAATTAAAGAAATTTTGAATAGTCAATATGCAATCTTAATGGCGAATGGAACTTGTGCAACTCACTGTTTATTTCTCTCTATTAAATTTAAATATCCTGAAATCAAAAAAATTTATGTTCCTAATAATGCATATATTGCTGCTTGGAATAGTGCGTTGATGCAATATGATATTGGACAATTAGAAGTTATGAAAATGGATATTAATACTTGGAATATTTGTTCCGAAGAAGAATATTTTAAAACATTAGAGACAAATTCTGCTGTATTAGTTGTTCATAATTTAGGAAATGTTATTAATGTACCTAACTTGAAAAAATATAGACCAGACTTAATCTTTGTTGAGGATAATTGTGAAGGACTTTTTGGTAAATACAATGGAATTTATTCTGGAACAAGCATTGACATTTTATGTTCATCTGCATCATTTTATGGTAATAAAATAATTACAACTGGTGAAGGAGGTTTATTTTTAACACAACATCAAGATGTTTACGATTATATTAAAAAAGTATATAGCCAAGGAATGTCGGCTACAAGATACTTGCACGATATACACGCTTATAATTACAGGATGACAAATATTGAAGCTGCTTTTCTTTACGATCAACTTTGTGATGTTGAAAATATTTTGGAGAGAAAATCTGAAATTTTCGGAAAATACAAACACTTATTGATGCCTTTGATTCAAAGTGGAAACATAAAATTATTTGAAAAAGAAAGAGACACAGAACCTGCAAACTGGATTTTTGCAGTTCGTCTATTAGGAAACGCAAAATCAATTGATGAAACCTATAAATATTTTAATCAAGCAGGAGTAGATATTCGTCCATTTTTTTATCCAATAAATAAACATAATCACTTATCAACAATAAAATTTAATGATGCTTATTCGGATGTATTGAACAAAGAAATAATTATGATACCATCATCTATTGGGATTAAAATAGAACAGCAACAAAAAGTTGTGCAAACTATTTTTGAATTTGTACTAATTAATCAAAATATACAGGTCGTTGAAATTACAACTGAAAATAAGGCACTACTAGATAATTTTATTCTTAATATAAATAGCGAGAATTTTAGATATTATAATAGTAGAACAATTGATGTTATAAAAGATCACATTTTAACAATGTTATTTTATGACACTATCAAAAATAAATATTTTGGTTATACACACATTGACTTTTGTGAACAATATTGGTTTGGTATTTACTTAGACTCTGATTATAGAGGGAAGAAACTTGGGGATTTATTATGTAAATACACGTTATCACATAAAAAATTAAATTCTATAACTGATGTATCATTGTCAGTAGATACTGATAATAATTCTGCTGTGAAATTGTATTTAAACAATGGGTTTGAAGAATACAAGAGAACCGAAAGTGTAATTTATATGAAAAATCAATGCATATAAAATAATAAAATACTTTCATTGATTTCAAATATTTTATTTTCTATTTTTCTATTTTCTACTTAAAAATATATAATGTTAATTATAATTATGAGCAATTGGCTAACTATTGAAGAACTTAAACGGAAAGGAATTACTGTTTATGGAAAAAATATATTAATCAGCGCGTTTGTGAATATTTACAATCCTACAAATCTATTTTTACACGATAATATTAGAATAGATGATTTTACAACAATTTCTTGTAAAGGAAAAGTTGAAATATTTAATCACGTTCATATTGGTTCTCATTGTATGATTAGTAGTTCTACCAATATTATATTCGGAAACTATACTGGCATTTCATCTGGCGTTAAATTATTTGGAGGTTGTGATGATTTTTCAGGTGATTTTTTAACAAATCCGACAATTCCAAAAGAATATTTGAATGTTCAAACTGGTGATATTATACTAGAAGATCATGTTTTAATTGGAGCAAGTTCAATAGTATTGCCAGACGTTATATTACGCGAAGGCACATCAGTTGGAGCGTTATCTATTGTTAAAAAAACAACTGAACCTTGGAAAATCTATGTTGGGTGTCCTATAAAAATTTTAAAGGATAGAAATAAAAATTGTTTAAAATTACAAAAAGATTTGGAAGCTGAAGAATTAGAAAAAAGTCAAACAGAAAAAAAAGAATTAGAAAATTTTGAACCTAGTGTAGATTATTCAAAAAAAACAATTTTTATTACTGGCGGTTCTAAAGGGATTGGTAAGGCAATTGCTTTACATTTCAAAACTTTATCATATAATGTTATTGTTTCTTATAAAAATTCATTAATATATGCTAAAGAGTTAGAAAACGAAGGAATTTTTGTTTATAAAATGGATGTAACTTGTTTTGAAGAATGTAAAGAAGTTATTCAAGATATAATTAAAAGGTTCAAAAAAATTGATATTTTAGTAAACAATGCTGGAATAATAGATAATGTGTTATTTCACAAAATGACTTCTGAACAATGGACAAGCGTTATCAATACAAATTTGACTTCATTATATAATGTTTCTAATAATGTAATTCAAAATATGATAGAAAATAAAAATGGAAAAATAATAAATATATCATCTATATATGGTTTGAAAGGTAGTAAAGGGCAAACAAATTATTCTTCTTCAAAACACGGAGTTATTGGATTTACAAAATCACTTGCATTAGAATATGGAAACTACAATATTTTGGTAAATTGCATATGTCCTGGGTTAGTAAAAACTGATATGTTTGATAATATTAATTCAAAAATAACAGATAAAATAATAGAATCTAATCCAATTAAAAAGGTAATTGAAACCAAAGATATTGCTAGAGCTTGTGAGTTTTTTATTAATTCCGAATTTTGCACAGGAAGTATATTAAATATTGATTGTGGAATGAATTGTTAATTATTAACAAATTTTATTTATTAGTAAATTTGTTATTTCAAATATTTCATAAATTTTTTCCTCAGTTAGGTTGCCTTCAAACAAATAGGTTTTCTTTATGGTTTCGTTTTCGTTTTCTCTTTTTGTGTATACATTCCCTTCATTATGAATAAAAATAACTGTTGGATCATATGAAAAATAGTTTTTTAATGATGTTAGAGTTTTATCTGATGATGCTGAGTATGAAATTATAATTTCATCACACAAAAAAGAGTAATACTTAATTGGTCTAATAAAATCATTTATATTTGTGATTTCATTTGATAATTCAATAAGAAGTATATTTTTTTTGTAACCTTTTTGCTCTTTCAAAGAAGAGTTTGAAATATAATTAATCTTATTTTTTACACGAAATCGTATATCATTGTATTCAATACACTCCTTGCAGACCTTTAAATATTCTTCATTTGATGATTTACCGTCTCTTAAAACATCCATCATAACCCAAATAAGAGTATTTACTTTTTTCATTGATTGATACAGATCATTATATTTTATTAAAAAATCTTTCAATTTTTCATATAATAAATCATATTCTTTTTTGACATCTTGAATACGACTGTCAGTTATTCTCTCTAACTTAATATCTAAAATAGTAAGTTTGTCAATGGCTTCTCCTAATGAGACAGGCAAAAAAATAAAATCATTTTTTAACATTTAGTTTAAATATATATAAAAAATTATTTTTATATGATATAATGGAAAAATTAGAATTTTTAATTAATAAGTACAATATAGTTCCTATTTTTAATAATAATTTAATTGGAGATGCAACTGGTCTTGGTGATATAATGTTCCGTATTCTTTGCATCAAAAATAATTTAATTAAGGGACCATTTAACTTTAATTTAACATGGTTTACAAAACTATATTACAAAATGGATCCTATAAATCAATTAGAATTCAGAATTAATTTAATTAATGATTTGTTAAAATATAATAATATTTCTGAGTCAATTATTAATTATTTTTTTAGTAATAACTCAGAAGTTAATACTGAGTTACCATATAATTCTATTGATAATTTTAGTTTAAATTTTACTAACAAAGATCATACGTTTAATAATGAAGAATATATAATTTTTCATACAAAATGTAGACATTGTATTTCAGAAGACTATGAAATATTGAAAAATGAAATAAGGTTTTTTTCTAGTAATTTTAAATCAAAATATAAAATTATAATTATGGGCGAACGTGTATTTCCAGAAACAGAAGAAGTTTTGATACATGGAATAACTACTGTTTATGATGAACTATTATACCTTAAAAATAATAATGAGATACTTGATATTAGCATTGAAAATATATATTCAAATTTAAATTATGATAATTTTAAAAAAGATGTTGAAATAATTAAAAATGCAAAATATAACATATGTTTTGGTACAGGTGGTCAGTTATGTAGTTCTTTAATTTTTGGAAAATCTACAATTTATTATTCTAAGTTAACAGAATGTCTTGATTTTTATTATTTAATAAAAAATAATCATAATTGTTTTACAAATTTAGAGGATTTTTTTTATTTAATAAAAAAAAAGTGTGAGAAAGAAATAAAATATTCAATTTCTAATAAAACTACAACAAAACTTAAATATGCATATTTCCTATCACATCTTGGATTAGGAGATAATATTACAAACATTGGAGCTATAAATTTTTTATTAAATTATTATGAGACTATATACTTCTTCTGCAAAGATAATTATAATGAAAATGTTTCACTTTTATTTGTAAATAAACCAGTAATAACTGTTCCTATAGATTCAAATGATCCGTATGATGATTATACTTATATAAAAAAATTAAATAATGTTGAATATAGTGATATTTTTGTTTCAGGATTTCATAAAAATCGCATACATTCTAGAATTGCTCATCCACAATTAAATGAATATGTTCAAAATGATAAAGAATATAATATTGATTATTCACACATTCGTGATTTTTATTATGACAATAAACTTGATCTTTCTATTTATTATGAATATTTTGATATTGAAAGTAGTAAATCTTCTATTAATTTATATAATGATATTAAAAATTACAAAATAATATTTATGCATACTGAATCAAGTGCAAAAGAAATTAACTTGGATAATATTGTTGATTTATATAAAGACAATGATGAATATATCATAATATGTGCAAACAAAAATGTATATGATATTGGATGTCAAAAATATAATAAAGTTGAAAAATATGTAAATGAAAAAGTTGCATATTACATTGATATTATCAAAAATGCAGAAATAATACATGTTGTGGATTCTTGTTTTTCTTGTATTATTCTTCCATTGTTAAAAACAAATAGATTAAAATCTATTGAAACAGTTATTCACAGTAGATAATCAAGGATCACGTAAATTGGCTAAAAATGATTTTTCTATTTTATTAAATTGTATTCCCCATTTTTTTGCCAAAAGACTTAATATACTTTGATCGTGTCTATTTTCTTTGAATTCTGATTCTTCTTTTCCAAAAATGCTTGGTAAATCTGTTACAATTCTTTCATCTTGAACATATGTTAACCATTCACTTACAAATCTTAAAGATATAAAAGTTCTTCTAAATAAATTGAATCCTGCCCAAGCTTGCATTGAGTTCTTGCATTTATCTTTTTTGGATCCTGGTGGTAAATTCATTATTGTAAATGCATCAAATTTACTATATTCTTTATCATAATGAATATTGCTACTTGGTTTTGAATCAGGTATACCAATATCATTATAATTTTTTAACCATTCTCTTTCTAATTCTCTTATGTCTTTTTGAAATAAATATTGGCTATCACAATAACATAATATATCACCTTCCTCTATTTCTAACAACTTCTTGTATATAAAATATGATTTCCATATCCAATAACCTGCGCCTCTAGGTTGGTTCAATATATCTTGATTTTTATACTTAAAGAATTGATCAATATCTGTTATATTGTAAATATTTGTAGTATCAAACTTGCCATATTTTATTGCACTTTCACATAGTTCTTCTGCAAATTTTTTGTGATTTTCTGTTGCAAATGTAATAAAATGATATTTTATCATTATTGTGTGTATAAAATATTATTTGTTTATTATTTAATAAATTATTATATATTTTGCTTTTAAAGTTGAGAAATAAAATATTTGGTTTATATTATGAGCTTTGTGCCTTTTACAAACAGTAAATTGAAGAAAATAGTTAGCGTTTATCAAATAAACTACGTTAATGATAAGTCGGCTGGTTTAGGAGATTTTTTGCGAGGTTGTTTTTGTTTGATGCAATTGAGCAAGAGATTGGGACTAGAATTTGATGTGGATATTACTAATCATCCAATGGCTGAATACGTGGAGAATCCTGGATTGAATCCAGAGATCAATTATAATAATATTATTTGGTTTAAGAACCCTGCGAATTTACAAGATGAAAATAGCAAAAGAAATTTCTTGAATATGCTGATTGATCATTTGAATCAACAAAATGTTGAAGTTTATCCACTGTTTGTAAATTCTTTTCCATATTTTGATTTTTTGAGAGAAGAAGGAATGAATTTTATGCAGTCAAAGATTATGCCTAATCAAAATATATTGGAATACGTGGATGCTACTTTGGGAAAAATTGGTTTAGTTCGTAATAAGTATGCAGTGATACATATTAGGACAGGCGATCTATTTTTAGTGGATGGAAAGAGACTTCCACAATGGTATTTAAATAAAATTATTAGAGCGATCAATTTAGCAATAAATCCTGATAAAAGATATCTAATTTTGAGTGATAATAACGAATTAAAAGTTATTTTGAAAAAAATTTATCCACAGTTTTACATATATTTTACTTTACTAGAACATATAGGAGGAGAAGGTTTTAAAGGAAATCAAATTGGAGTAAAAAATGCGATGTTGGATTTTTATGTAATGTCTTTTAGTAATTCAATACTGTCAATATCACCATTTGAATGGACAAGCGGGTTCAGCGACTGGTGTAGAAAAATATATGGCATTTCGTTTCGCTATATAAAAATTTAATTATTAATAAAAATACAAAAGATATAGATTTAATTTTTTTGTATTTTTATTATGTGGAAATCTAAATTTTTCACAAATATAACAATTGTAACTATTATCACAATTAACTCCTATCATAATTTTATTTTCAAAATTAAAAACTCTTGAATATTCAACAATACTAATTATATTTTATATTTTACAATAGGAATAAAATTTAATTTGGCTGCCATATAACTAAAACAACTACCCCAGTCATAACAAGATATAGATATTATTAATTTTGAATTTCCCATAACATAAAAATCTTTCAATGTATCAACTATTGCTTCATTATTATCTAGACTGTTATTCATTTGTAAACCTAAATGTATACTTTTGCTTCCTTTAAAACATATATTTTTTATATTTAACTTTGAGATATTATATTTGATTAAGTTACTATTACTTATAATTAAAATTTTAGAATCTTTGTATTTATTTGAAATATTTATAATTTTTTTTATTGCATTTGATAAATAATTTTTATCTATATTATTTTCAAAAAATAATGCATCATCAAATCTTATATGAATTGTTATAAATTCTTTTTTTGTTAAATCTAAATTTTTCATATAATTATTTATATGATTTTCTAAAATTTTATTTGGTATTATTTTTGATTTAATAATATCTATTCCTTGTTTTTTTATTTCTAATATTGGCCATCCGTTTGTTGTAATATAATAAATTTCTTTATCAACGTTGTTTAAATTTTTAATAAAATCCTCAATACCATTAGGAAGGGAATGAGCGTTTGCCCAGGTTGGATATTCTACTTCTGGATAATTAACCCCATAATCTTCTTGGTTTGTTGTGTCAATATAGTTGGATATTGGATGATTTTTAAAATTGACATCAAAATCTAAATTTAAAAATTTACATATTTGTAATAAAAAAAAACAAGCTTTTACAAAATCTCCAAATCCAGGAGGTTTATCGCCGTATTTATTTTCAGATTGATATACATTAACAATTTTTTTTAATATTTTATTATTAAAATGGATTTTTGCATTAGTTAATATCTCCATAAATATTTAAAATATTATATTTTAAATATTTATACTTTAAAAGAAGTTTTTAAAAATTAATTTTTTTATTATGCGATCCGTGTGAATAAGATATATTTTTATCTTCTAAATACAATTCTGGGTTAACTAAGTATGATAAAATATATCCCCAAATAGGCAAGTCTCCCCATCTATTACTAAAAATACAATTACAAACTTTTATTTTATTCAATACTGCAGAAATTTGTGAATTATTGATAAAATATGGTATGTTTATAATTGATAAATTTGTGTATGGACATTTTATTTCCCTCTTATAAGGAGTTATATTATTATTTTTTATAAAAAAATCAAACGTTTCTTGCATTCCAATTGTTACATCTTTGCAATCTTCGCCTTGAAAATAAGGAGAAGAAAAAACTATATTTCTATTTTTATAATCATCAATGATATTTGTTTGCATATTCAATAAATTACAGTCTTCATCTATTCTTATTATATAATCATAATCTTTCAAATAATATAAAAAAGAAATAGACCAAAAATAACACATATTTTTATATCCAATAGAAAATTCCTGAGATAACTCTGTTGGTGGACATAAAACTCTGTTTATAACTGGGGTATAATTAAACGTGATTGGTACAAATTTTAAAGGCAGTCTAGGTGATCCAGACTGAATATATTTTTGGTCATTTTCGCTAATATTTCCTTCATGAAAAATTAAAATATCATAATTATTCGGGTTATTTTGTTTTAGATAAAAATTAATTGCAATACATCTGTTACGAATTATTAATTGGTTATATTTCATTTTATTTGTATAACCTCTTGTTAAAACAACAATTGCATTTTTTACCATTTACAATTTATAAATATAATAACTTCTATAGTTTAACTAACAATATTTTATAAATAAAATTAAAAGTCGTTTTTTTGCTTTAATAATTAAAATGCATTAAATTAATTATTAAAATATATGAAAAAGTATGACACGATAAACTGTCGCCAGAAATAATATTTTAAAATATTTATATATTTAAACTTCCCCCTTCATTTGCACCAAAATATCTCTTACAGATTCTTTTATAGGTTTCACATTTGGTTCAAGGCTTTCTAGAATCTTTGTGTCCAAGAAGTTATTGGATCTTTTGGATGCCAATATTTGGTTCTGTTCTTCTACACTGAAATTTGTCCAAGTGAAGCTGGGATCAACTAGTTCCTTATACATTTCTAAAATCTCATTATGAGAGATGAGTCCTGGGTTTGTCAAGTTCACTGGACCACAAATATGTTTTTGTGCAAGTCTGACCATAATAGGTATCATATCATTGAGTACTGTCATTGAATTTGGTATTGAACAAACCTTTTGATAAGTAGTGATTTTGGTGATGAAGTTTCTCTCATTAACCTCATCTGTAATCGGCATTCTAATACGCAAATTGAGAACAGTGTCTTCAAAGATTTGATTATTCATCAATTGATCAGTGAATCCCTTCACTATAGAATATCCGGAACCAAAGAAATTGGGTCTACTTTGCTCTGTGAATCCGTTGACTTCTTGACCAAATGGATGCTCCTCATCATATTCAAAAATGCATCCTGTTCCCAAATAAGTAAAATGAAGTCCGCGCTCTTTGCATAAGAGTGCCAAATTCAGCGGGGAATACAAATTGTCGTTAACATTGTCCAATAGTTTTCCTGGCTTCTCCAAGTAATCTATGGTAGTGATTTTTTGCCCTTCATATGTGCCGTGTGTGCGACCAATAAAGCTCATAATATGTGTGATTTGTGGGTTTGCATTGAGTTCTTGGATAATGGATTCAGTATCATTGGCTCTTGCTACTGCTTTTATGAAAGGAATATCTTGTCTTGAGAGATAATCTGTGACCTGTTTACCGATCCAACCATTTGCACCAAAAATGAGAAAAGTATTTGGGTTTGACATATGAAGTATAATCTAATTTTGTATTTAAATTAAATTATAAGTGAAATATTATACACTCCCTTTAATTTTATTATTATTTAACTGCATACTTTTCATCAATCATATTTTTATAATATTGATATTGTTCTGGAGAAACTTCAGACTCATATATTGGCATCTTATTACTAAAAATTAAACGGCGAATATTTTTTATAATATCAACAGTAAGGTTATTTTCTAAATTATTTTTCTCTCGTTCATTAACAAGACACTTTAATATTTTCATTGGTTGCAGCCCTTCAACTGAAAGCTCAACTACTTTTAAAATTTCACAAACTTGAATTTTTCTCTTGTTAATATTGAGTTCTTCTTGAGTAATATGTTTTTTTTCTTTCTTATCTTCATCACTACAAACAATACTACCATTTTTTATTCTTGTTATGCTATGTAATGGAACTCCTAATAGATCTTGAATTTCAATATTTTGTTTACCTTCAGAAATAAGGATACGAACCTTTTTGATTTGTTCATCTGAAACTCCACCTTTTGCTTCTCTAATGGATATTGACATCTTTTTCTTAGTTTCTTTTGAAAAAGTTTTACCGTAATTATGGTTTCCTTCACCTGACATTTTTTCTGATTTATCTTTGTATACTTTTGCTAACTGAATTTCTTTACATAACTTTTCTTTTATTTCTCTTAAACGCAATGATTCTAAGTAACCATCTTTTCCTTCCTTACTTTGATTTAAATCTGTAAAATGTTCTATTTGATGTTTTTCTCTATTGCAAATTTTATACATCTCTTCTTTCATTTTGTGATCATCAGTTTGCAAGAATCTCTCAAATGCGATCACTTGATTATATTTTACAATTACAAATGGTTTGACAAGTTGGAGAAATTTTAAACAATCCGATTTTTTGTGTATTTTAAATTCATAATTTTTAACTTTGCCAAATCCTAAAAATCTTACAATTTCATTTAATATTATTGGGTGGTTTTTTTGTGCTATTGAAATTCTTATATTTTTAAGATTGTGATCAATAAAGATGCATCCTTCTGCATCAAATAAACCAGAAATATATTCAATATTTAATTTTTTTAAATTTCTATCATCTAAATTACAAGTTTTATTTAAACCAGAACATTTTAAATATAATTCTTCCTTTTCTTCTTTTTTATTTGGCAAGTTAGCCAATTTATTAAATTCATATAAACAGTTGTATTGATTTTCTTTAATGATTAAAGTATTTTGTAAATAATCAATCAATAATTTATATTCATTGCTACGTATCAACAAATTGTATTGATTTCTAATATTATACTTATGGTAATATTGATCTACATCATCCATTAAATTTTTTATTTTATTATTTCTATTTGAAGATGATGTAATAGAACCCCCAAAATGAAATCTCAATATTTGTAAAATATTGGTTCTGGATTGTGCAATCTGTATTCCAGACTGATATCCATCTTCTATTTTTCTTATAAATATACAACCATCGCCATCAATAAATCCAGAAATATAAGATGGATGCGGAGGATTATATTCAAATCTATGTAAATGTATTTGATTATCTAGTTCAATAGTTTCACACATTGTATATTGTAATATATACACTAATATTTATATTGTTTTCAATTTTAATTTTAATATTATTATTAAATAATTCTAATATTAAATTTTATGATGTAACAAAAATAAATATACAAAATATATTGACACGAGATATGGTGCTTAATTTGAGTAAGCCAATCCCCCCATGCCGCTCATTATTCTTAGCCATAATGATTACCACTAAGTTTCCCTAGTGGATTGGACTGTATCTTAAGCCAGTTCGGATTGATTAAATCTTCACTACTGACCAACATCCGTTCAGTCTCTGACGCCCTACCATATCCTATCATAGCGGATTTAGGTAGTAAGCATGCGGATTGCCCAATCCTTCTAACTATTACCATACCAGAGTTAAATCTCTGCCACATAATCCTTTCGGAATTATGCTTGGTGTAGAAGGCTCTAAGGGGTTTCCCGAACAACAAGATGTTTTGCAAAATTGAATGTAGTAAATAACAAACTAAAGATAGTCAGTAACAAACAATTTCACTAGCTACTAGCATATTTTGTGAGTGCTTAACTATTTTTTTCAAAGACAAGAGCTCACATTGTCTTTGTAGGTAGCTTTTCAACGCACTAAGAATTTTTACGTTGTAGTTGGTAGCATACACGCGGACCTTGGCAGTCTTGGTACCCTCAACGGTAGCGTTGGAGAGGACAAGCTGAAGGGTGGCGTTATCAATTCTGGAGAAGTTGCAAGTTCCTGAGGGTTGGTGTTCCTCAGGTCTCAAGGCAAAGCTGTACACGTTAATACCTTCATCAGGGTTGCGTGTGTGGGCTTGGTAAGGTTGGACCCAAGAGAAGTAAGAACCTTCACGCTCAGAGAAGCGGTCTTGGCCGTTAAGTTGGAGCTTAGCGACGACAACAGGGTTCTGACCCCAACAATGCATATCCAAAGAGGTCTCAGTGAGGACGAAGGTACCGGCATCAGAGACAGTGGATCCGTTAGGAACACCGTTGTTTTGCACACTTGAGATGCCAAGAAGGGCAGCAGCAGAAGCGGCGGCAGCGGAGTTGATAGGGACGTTGTGTCCGCTGAAGTTAGGCTCATTGTAAGGGTTGGTAGCACCGTGCCAGTATCCAGTGAAGCCAGCAGGGATGTTGGCATCAAGGGCACCAGCATCCTCAAAGAGGCCACGGGCATCAATGAAGGCATTGGCACCAGCAGTCTCAGCAGGTCCACCGAAGGCGTGGATAGCGTTAGGAAGGGCATCAATGGCATCAGTGTAGTTGAAAGGCTGGGCACCAAGAACCTTGAAGAGGGTGGTGTCGCAAAGAAGAGAAGAACAGTAATCAACGTTCTGATCAGGTTGGACAACCCAGATAAGCTCCTTCACAGGGTGGTTGAAGTTGAGCTTGATCTTGTTACTGGAAGAACCGACGGACTCGTCACCAGTGAATTGGAGCTGGCTGATGAGGTACTCGTGAGGGTTCTGGGCGAATCTGCGGCGCTCGTCAGTATCAAGGAAGACGTAGTCAACGTAGAGGGAAGCAGCAACAAGAGACTGGTTGTAGGCAATCACAGCGGTGACAGGGGTGGCAACGCTGAGCTGCTGTTTAGCATCGTAAGGGTTGACATTGCAGTTAAGGGATGTAACGGCCCAGAGACACTCATCAATAGGGCGGATATCAAGGTTGATCTTAACTTCGTGATACTGTACATCACGATTTTACCCCACCTTTCGGTGTATTTTTATATAACAAGAGGGAGTAGACTATATCTTAAGTTATCATTGAGAACTGCTAATTCTCTCAAACCCATTTCCGTTTAGTCGTTGGACCTTTTCCATATGCTTGCATAACGCATTTAGGAACTTGGCTGCGGATTGTCTATTTCGGGTGCATTTGCACCTTCATCTGTGGGGTTTTTACCATACCTGAGTTTTTTATCTCTCAGCCATCTTAAACTTTCATTCAAGACTTGGTACCCTTCCACTTTTAAAAAAGTGGAGCAAAACCTATTTAAAAGTTTTGGCTCCACCTTTTATAAAAGGTGGAATTTTAACAGCTTTAAGAGTTTCCCGAACAATTTGAAAATGTTGCAATTAACTAGGACATTTAAAACACTGATTGCAATGCTTTAAATGTCCTGTTAATCACTAGCATCTGGGGATGACATAAGTCATTCTGAGCCCCTAACATATTTTCCCTAAAAAAGTTCTCAGATTTTTTAGGATGGATACTTTTCTGCCCTACAGTATTCAAGGCAATAAGAGGAAGAGCAAGACCAGGGTTGGTGTTGAACCAGAACTGGAATGGCACATAAAGAGTTGTCTCAGGAAGAGCGTTACGGGGGGCACACACTTG